GGAAGATCCTTGGTGGGATCAAGTTCATGCCGGTTATGCAGACCCCACTTGGGTCGTCTATTGGATTACGCCTCCAACAGCCGAACAAATCGCCATAGGTGCCATACAGGTACTGGAACGGATGAATCGAGAAAGAGAGTTCAGGTGGGGGGGGTCGATGAAAATCCAATGGACATTTACTGCTGAAGCTGAAATGAGAGACCTGTTAGAACAGATCCCTCGTGTGGAACCAATCCCAGTCGAATACGCTCGGGCCGTTGTCGGTGGTAGTTCCTCTGAACCTGTATGGCCTTGGGTTGTTGGTGCAGCCGCTTTGTTCGGATGAGACGCACTACTCTTGTCTGCAAACTCAAAGGCCATCTCTGGCGGATAACTGGCGAAACACCCAACCCAAACGCCACTGGTGGAACCTATTGGGTTCATAATGTTTGCTTCCGTTGCGGGCTTAACCGCAAGGAGCTACGCCACGCTGTAGCCTTTGTGCCAAGGAGCGACTAATTGGTCATTGAATTCAAGCCACTAAACGAAGAAGCACCGCTTCGCCTAGACGACGACTCTCTCCAACAGATCATCCGTAAAGACGCTGGTGAACTCACCAACCGCCTGGATGACCTCAATGAGTTTCGTGATTACTACGAAGGCGACCAGGAACTCAACTTCTCCACCGAAGAGTTTATAGACACTTTCGGCCTCCAATTTGCCGACCTTCGATCCAACTGGATGGGTGTCGTCATCGAAGCCATGGAAGAACGATTAGACGTTCAACGCATCCTCATGCGGAACGAAGCCGGTGATGTTGAAGAAGACCTCTCCGACGACATCTGGCGTGTTCTTTTGGAAAACGAAATGGAGCAACTCCAAAACGACGTTTACAACGGCGCTTTGGTAGAAGGTCGTTCATACGCTCTTGTCTGGCCCGATGATTTCAACCCTGAAGTTCCCAGAGTCGATTTCCAACGTGCCCAGAACATGATCGTCACTTATCACCCTGAAGACATCAAAGTGATCGACCGTGCTACTAAGCGCTGGACTACCCCTGATGGTGGTCAACGACTCACGATCTACACCCGTGACTTCCTTTACAAGTACAAGCTGGACCCAACCGGCGATGTTGACCCTGAAGACATTGTTCCCCGTGACACCGGTTGGCAGCAATTTGAGATTGCCGAATCGGGTGATCCGACCTGGCCTCTCCCCAACCCGTTCGGTGAAGTCCCAATAGTCGAATTCTGGAACCGTTCTCGTAAATCCGAACTCAGGGATCTGGTCCCGCTTCAAGACGCCCTCAACAAAACAATGCGGGACATGATGATCGCCAACGAGTACCAGGCGCAGAACATCATTTATCTCGTCACATCCAATGAGGAACCCGATGGTGGTTGGAAAGCCTCCCCTGGAACCGTCTGGCACATCCAGCCTGAAGTGGACTTTGAAGGCAACTCAATGGATGTTCAAGTCGGCACTATTGACGCTTCCAACCCTGACAACTTCATTGCCACGATGGAAACCTTCCTTCAGCACATTGCCGCCATCTCCCGAACTCCAGCCCACTACTTCTACTTGTCTTCAAAACAGGGTGGTCGTGGTGATGCACCTTCAGGTGAAGCCTTGCGAGTAGCTGAGACTGGTCTACTCAAGAAGGTTCAGAAGACTCAAGAACTTTGGGGTTTACGTTGGATGCGTGTGGCTCGTTTCGTCACCATGGCTCTTGGTAACTTTGATCCTGAAGTTCCTCTCATTGGCAATACCGTATGGACTCACCCGATGGCCCACTTCAAGTCAATCCTTCTGGAAGAAGGCCGTCAGATGATTGCCGATCTTGGCTTGCCTCCTGAGATTGCATGGCGTCATGTTGGTCTCACTGAGGAAGAAATAGAGGATGCTGAAGCTGAAGGCTTTGACCGGAACCGTGATGAGGAAGATGAGGAATCCGAGTCCAGTTCCAACGTCACTGAGATCAGTCCGTCAACGTCACCCGATACTGATTCATAATCCACCGTTTGGTTCCCTTGGTATTGGGATGTTCGGGTAGCTTTGATTCTTTTATCGCAATCTTGAGTCGATCTTCTGTCTCTTTAGCCCAGGTCATTGCGTCGTATTCTTCCCAACCACCTGTCCTGAGAGAGATCAATGCTTCCTTCAAAGGCTTATTCAAAGGCAAAGTGAATCGTCCCGTCTCCATGTATTCAATGCCCTGATGACCCAATCGAATCACATGAGCCGCATACTTGGTGTCGTACCCATGAGCTTCCACTAGCTCAGGTCGTTTCACATTCTTTTGGCCTCTGATTCCAATCCAGCGTTCCATCTGCTGTTGCATGTATCCAAGGAACGCATTACCGGCCACTTTGGAAGCCACGATCTTTCCAAGCTGTTCATAGTCATGGTCAAACCAACTCTGACTGTGTGCCACCTTGGGTGAAAAGATGGCAGTCAAAATGCTGGGATTTCCCCTGGAGGCCAACATCGCAAATTTCCTCACGGTGTAGACCTGTAGGTCAATGTCACCTACACGACTTCTGAGTCCTTCAGGCTGAGTCCGAACCATCATTGACTGTCGTTTAGGATCACCCACGATCAATTCGTCTAGATCTTCGATTCTGACAACTGTGTAGTCAGTGTCATCACCAGTGTCAGGATTAGAAATCCCATGAGCCGTTGATCCGACTTCCACAACTTTTAGTACATTTTTCCAATTCACGCCACGGCTACGGAGCAATTCCTTTACCGTGTTCTCTCTAAAATCAGTCATCCTATCATGATAGGCCATCATGATATATCTGCCAAGTCCTTGCCACATTCTTCCAGTTTCATCTACGCTGTCCCGTGTGAAGCGAACTGATGTTCTACTGCACCCCAAGCATGGGGGGTTTCCTATGTGCCGAAACTGGGCCGGTTGCCGAGTACCTGTCAAGGAGATGACAGAATGATCCGCAAGTTGTTCTTCCTTTGGGGAGCAGCACCAGATGGTGAAGAAGGCGGCGAAGGTGGAGAAGTCGAAGGCGGCAAACCCATTGAAGAAGCCCCACCGTCGAAACGTGAATTGACTGACGAGGAAATGTCAAAGATGACGGCACAAGCCGCTGACAAGGCATCACGGAAAACCAGACGGGACATTGCGTCCGACATGGGTTTCGACTCGATGAAGGACCTACAAGAATTTGTGGGTTCCAAAAAGGAGGCCGACGATGCTGCTCTTGATGAGCAGACCAAGGCACTCCAAGACGCTGAGAGAACGAAAAAGGAATACGAAGCACAACTGTCTGACTTGTCAGGCCAGCGCCTCACCTTGGACATCTCTCAGGCGGTCATAAGTTCAGGTGTTGTTGACAAAGCGAAAGCAAAGCGGGTCGCTGCCCTAGTCCGTGATGACCTCGACCCTGAATCCATTGAGGATGAAGGATCTTGGGAAGCTGCAATCACCGTCGCACTCCAGTCGGTGAAGGATGACATGCCCGAACTCTTTGTCGCATCAGGCTCCGGCTCTGGCGACGGGGGCGCGCACGGGGATGCTCCAACGCTAACGGATGAAGAAAAAGAGGCAGCAAGGCAAAAACAGTTGAAAGATGAGTACGAAAAACAAGGACTCATCTATCACCCATTCCCTAATTAAAGGAAACTAAATGGCCCGATTTGACAAAATCGACGTTCGTTTCCGAGGTGTAGTTTCAGTCAATATCACTGGAACCTTTGGTGACACTGTTCCTGATCTCTGCATGGTTGACCTGGACGCTTCAGGTGAACTAGTTGTTTCAGGAGCCGGTGTAGCCAAGGGTGTAATTTGGACTCCCGAAGGGAAGTCTGATTCCGGTGTGGCTAACTACAATGTTGCCCTTGCAGGTTCCGTCATGACTGTCATGGTCTTTGGCGAAATCACTGGCGGTATCGCTTCACCAACCTTGACGGCTGGCGAAACGATCTGGTCAGGTGCAGCCGGTGACGTAGTGGATTCAGTACCAGCCAACCCAGCACAAAAGGTCGGGTTCATGATGGCATCCAGTGCGGGCGATCCCCGTCTGGTTATCGCATGTGCCCAGATTGGAGATGTCGTCTAATGAGTCTCCTTCATAAGATCTTCCCGTTGTGGGGAGCTACTGCTGCACCAGAGGGTTATCACGGTCGAGCAGATGTCGGTGAGCGTTCCACAATTGATGGAACCGCTCTTGCGACACTCTGGGATGACTTCAGTTCCCGTCTCAATGTCTTCAATGCGATGCACTCCGCTGTGGAAGCTCGCTTGTCGGCACCAACACTTCTTACCACTGAGCGAGTCGCAGTCATGCGGCGTGCCCAGATGGAAGAGGCGTCGGAGTTCGGTCAGCCCAAACTGATCCGTACTGAGCGACTGGCTCGTGCATACCCACTGGTCCACTGGGACCTCGGATTCGGTTTCACCCAAGAATTCTTGGATGACGCCACCACACAAGAAATTTCCAACATTTCCGTCCTAGCCCAAGAGGCTTAGGGCCGTCGTCGTCGGCAGACGTTGTACGA